ATTCGCTTAACTGCGGAAGCAAAGTGCAACTTAGATACCTATTGCCGATTCACAGGTCAAAAGCCTGCTGAGGTAGTTCGTGCAGGAATAGCACAAATTATGGCGCCATATTTCGGTCAGATTATGTCTGCACCTAGAGAGCCTATCGTACAAGAAGTTGTACCACTTACGGCAAATAGAATGGAAGATGACTCTGAGAGAAAAAACTACATAAAGGCATTTATTGGAAGTGTTCCGAATATGAAGTTCCCTCCAAGGATTGGAAAGGCAATTAAGGAGAATTGGGACGATATTCAGGAATCACAAATCCCCGCAGAGATACTTGCGGAACTTTACGGGGATTATTGCAAGGCAGAGCAATCTGCAGGCAGGGAGTTCTGCCAACCCAACTCATGGATTACGAACCATGGTTGGTTAAATGAAAATTACGACGAAGGTTCTGGAGGACCAATATATGATTCAGATAGGGACGAATAACGTGGAGAAGGATTATGATGCAGAGAGAGGATTCCTCTCCGTAACAAAGTGGCCGGAAGATATTGAATCTTTCAGCTTGGAAGTTTGGAACTACGCATTGGAGCGTGGGATAAACGAATCTCATTTTACTGAGCGTTCTCACAGAGAGTGGTTTATTGCATTCAAGCAAGCTGACGCTGATGACGAATTTGGAATGTTTGGAACATACAAGCGTATTGCAGGTGGCAGGGACGCATGGAGATTAGAACATCCTAATTGGGATAGTGATGTCCTCGACTCATGCGAGACAAGCAGGATGGGTAGAGAATTTGTAGATAGATTAGTAAATGCAAAAAAGTTTCGCGAACTAAACAAATTGTCAGTCGAAATTAAAGACCAACTCTATGAGGCTAATGGAGCAACTGACCCAAGGGATGTTGCGATAATGATTGACCGAAGAGTTAGCGAACTAATGGATTTAAAAGAGCGTACCATGCGTTCAGCACAGGAGCTTACCGAATACACTGCAAAGCGTATCGAGGAGGAGCGGAAGCAAGGGGGGGCCTCCATTGTGACTCATCTTCCTTGGTTAAACGGGGTACTAGATGGTGGGTTCCGTGCTGGACAATTGGTCATCGTGGCAGCCCGTCCTTCGATTGGAAAGACTACCCTATCAATGAACTTTGCATATCATGCAGCGAAGAAGGGTAAGACAACTGCAATCTTTTCATTAGAAATGTCTGCTGACCAATTATGGAAGAAGATAGCGGCAATTGATTCGGGTGTAGACTTATCTAAGTTCGCATCAGGATTTGACTCTGAGTCAGACAGGAAACTTTTAAATCAAGGTCTACAGAATGTAGGTAAACTTCCAATCTATGTGGATGATGATTCATCTCAGTCTATTTCCCGTATCCGTTCTGCATGTAAGCTTTTAAAGAGAAGGCAGAATTTAGATTCGGTAGTAGTAGACTATGTTGGACTTCTCACCCCCGATGACCGAGGGATGCCTAGAGAGCAACAGGTGGCTCACATTTCTAGGACATGTAAGATAATCGCCAAGGAATTAGAATGCGTAGTGTTTCTTGTTTGTCAGTTAAATCGTGAATCCGAGAAGGCTAAGACAGAACCAGGAATGCACAACCTTCGTGAGTCAGGTGCAATTGAGCAAGATGCTGACATGGTTCTTCTATTACACAGAGAAGTTTTAGGGGAAGACCCTGAGAAGTGTTCAGTCATTGTAGCGAAGAATAGATTCGGTCGCTCGGGTCATTCTAGGGACAAGATAAAATTTGACCGCAAAACTCAACGCTTTGTTGAGCTTGTGGAACCACGCTTGAACGGAGGTATTGCAAAGCCTGCAGTACAATCCGACTTCGTTCAATTAACCAAAAACAGGATATAACGATATGCTAGGAACAGCCGAAGTAACAATGCTCGGAAGAGTAGTCGCAGACCCAGAGGTAACAAAAACCTCAGGTGGTGATGTGATGAAACTCAGAGTCGCAGTAAATGAACGCCGGAAGAACGGGGAACACGCGTCCTTCTATAATGTGGATGTTTGGAACGAAAAGAACCAAGCAGCTCTCTCTAAGATTAAGATGGGTGAACCTCTCCTTATCTTTGCTTCCATGAGTACAGAACAGTACGAAGGGAAGAGCGGAGACAAGATTACCGCCACGCGCTTAAGGATGGAGAAATTCCGTTTCTTAGGTGGTTCGAAAGATGAGGAATCTTCTAAAGGTTCTAAAGAATCTCCTAGAGAATCATCTAACGAGCCTTGGTAATGCCGACAACCCCTCCTAAGTCAAACTTTGACCTAGACCTCGACTTCGGTAATTTTTGGGAAGACCGAATCTGCCGAATGCTCGAGGGCGAGGGGTCTGTTGAGGTAAAAGCAGACAAGATGTGGGCAAGCTCGGGAAACTTAGCATTTGAATACTCTAGGTACGATATGAACTCAGGGGATGATATACTAACAGGATTACTAACCACAGAGGCATATTGGTGGTGTAATGTGCTATGTAGTCCCAAGAACCCCAAGGAAGCAGCGGGTATTAGGATATGGAGGACTAGTGTAATAAAGAAAGTCTTAGCCATATTGCTTGAACAAGGAAGAGCATGGGTAAGGCAAGGCATAGGTGATGGTGGGAGGACAAGTATCATTTTAGTGCCAATTAAGAACCTATGTGAAACTACCTTGATGACATACTCAGTTGATAAAGAAATAGCTAAACGAAGAAGATATTTTCAACAAAACAATCATATTGCCCAAGGAGCAATAGAAGCATGCGAACTACTAGAGAAATCATTGGACTAGCGGGACCCAAAGGAGTGGGCAAATCAACTTATGCCTCTCAGATGGTTTTTGAGATTTATAAGTCATCTCACTCTTATCCAGTAAAGATAATGTCATTCGCTTCCCCACTTAAGGAAATGTTGGGGTGCATTGTACATAATGACTACATAGAAGATAAAGAGAGAGAAATTCCACACCTCGGGGTAAGTGCGAGACATTGCTTACAGACCTTGGGTACAGAATGGGGAAGAAATATAAATCCAGACATATGGGTCAATATAGCAAAACATAGAATAGAGCAGGAGAAACCCAATACCACTATTATAATTGATGATGTACGCTTTGATAACGAAGCACATATGATTAAGGAATTAGGTGGGAGTGTATGGGAACTCCAAAGAGGTGGCATTGGCGGTGGAGATAGGCACATCTCAGAGGCAGGTATAAGCAGGGAGCTAATTCATAAGTTCGTCAATCTTGATGAAGAATGAAAAGAACACCACTTAGGAGAGTTAGTAAGAAGCGTGCCAAGGAAAACAAAGAATACATGAGGATTAGAAAAACATTCCTAGAGGAATTTCCAATCTGCGAAGTGTGTACCAAGGCAAAGTCAACCGATGTTCACCATAAAGAAAAGAGAGGAAAGAACTATCTTGAGAAAGATACCTGGTTAAGTGTGTGTCGTTCGTGCCACATGGAAATACATGCCCGACCATCATGGGCGAGAGCAAACAATTATTTAGTATGAAGAGGGAGTACAGGATATTTATTCGTAACGACAAAGGTAAGGTAGAGAAAAGACATAGCGTAATAGCAAAGTCATACCAAGAAGCAGTTCACAAAGGTGAAGTGTATGCCAAAACATTTGGGGTGAATTTTTCCCACACAGAAATAAACAAAAAAAATGACTGATAAAAATATACAGGAACCATTAAAGGATAACGCATTAGCGGATGAAATACTCCGTACCGTATTACAATACGGGGATAAGGGGGCAAAGGTTAAGCTGAGTGATGCTCTTGGAGCAATGGTGTTTGCTGGTCTTGAGATTTACTTTGCATCCCGTTTCTCCTCTCAAAGTCCCGAGCAGCCCGAAGGTGGCGACAAGTCCGAAAAGGAGTCTGACCAAGCTTCAGCTTAGGACCTAAATTAAAGTGCCAATACTCGCAGGAGCATTCTCCGAATCCGGAGAACTCCTCGAGGTCGGCCATATGTATATTGTCAGAGTTGCTCATACTCGTCACTAAATAGCGACGAGCCTCATAGTGCTCGACTTTCAATGCACTACTTCGCTTTAGCAAGAATAGCAGATAGCTTGATTAGCCTATCTAACAGAACTTCTTTATCCTTAACGATTCGCTTTTCGCGATTCATCAGATACTCATACTCAGTCTTGAGTACATTTTGCTCTGCCTTTACATCCTTGATGCGATTATATTTATTTATATCTTCCATCCAAAGTTGTCTCCATACTCACCATTGCCCCAGCAGTTGTTATCTTTAACTAACGCGAGGTATGGCGCGTAACACCCGCACCCCAAGTCGGGTCGCTCCACAGGTCTGCATCGCTTGCTCGTCATATCAAATAACGGGCACTCAGCACAGACTTTCATTCGCTCTCTCCAAATCGGACGACTAACCTGTCCATTAATGAGCAAGCGTAAGCTTGCTCGAAGTATTTTTATCCATTGTGGTAACTTCACGGATGTTCCGTAAAGTATTCTTACCCATTGGAAAAATCTCTTCCAAGAAATCATGCCATCATTCTACCCTGCACACCTGACAGGAAGTTTCCATTTCCTTGAAGAAGTTGCTTAAATGCTTCGACTTCATCTTCTGATGCAATCTGCTGTTGGGGACTACCGGGCATTGGTACATAAGCAACGGGTCCTGGTCCTGCTTGTTGGTATGCTTGTCCGGGCATTGGTTGTTGCATCATTCCCGTAGCACCTGCACCTACATTAACAGGTACTGCTTTTGGAGCAGTCTTCTGTGTGGGGATGTATGGATTGTATTGTGGGGTTTGTGCAGCTTGTGCGGGAGTTTGCTGATAACCTTGTTGTGGTTGTCCATTGCCCATGAACTTATCGTAGATGTCCATTCCTTTACCGAGTGCCATCCCTGTTTCAGTTAATGGTCCTAGTACGGGGTCAACTTTGGCTTTTATTCCACCAACTATTTCCTTACCTCTATTAAAGATATCAGTAACAGGATTACCTCCTGCTTGAGTTGCAGCCTCTGCAGTAATTCCAAGTCCATCCATCGCTCCGCTTGTTGTACCACCTGGCATTACCTCATTTGCGAAACCAAGTCCATCCATCGCTCCACTTGTCGTACCACCGGGCATAACTGAACCAATTGATTGAGCAGCAGCATTAGCTGCGGGTTTACCTATTAGACCTAATCCACCTTGTCCAAGGTATCCTGCAGCAGGAGTAATTCCTGCACCTGCGACATTAGGAAGTAATCCACCAAGCATCATATCTGCACCCGTGAATAATCCACCACCGGCCGCACCAAGTCCTGATGTTAATCCGCCAAGTGTGGAACTTAATGCCCCACCAATATTTCCTGCACCTAGTGCGGATAGTCCACCTCCAAGTCCACCCCCTAATGCACCAATACCTGAGCCAATTCCACCAAGTGCAGAACCAAGAGACCCTCCGATAAGAGGAATACTACTCATCGCACCCCCTAATGCACCAAGCCCAGAACCTACCATTCCTGCTCCCGTGGTCAAAATTGTTCCTAGTGCGGGTAACACTGCGCTTCCTACTGCTGGTAATACTGCTACAAATGCCATTTTCTTATTTCTCCTGTATTTTTAGTAATTGTTCTTCGGTGTATTCAAATTCTTTGAAGTCTTTTGCTATGACTTCTTCCTCAACATCCTGTGGATTGGTCTTATCTGTGCGGTGTACTGTGTACCACACAACCTCCTCCTCGATATGCATGAGTCTTTTTGTGCCTGGTGGGGTTACTCCCATCATCGGTCCGACCATCTCCACAACTCCCTCTTCCGTCATGACCCGACATTTGCCCGACATTAAAAAAAATGGATGCTCAACCTTGTGAATCTTTGTAGTAAAGGTCATACCCGCGGGTAATCTTACCATTCTTACATACAATCCATTAATAAATTGATGTTCTAAGCCGCCGTCCACAACGTTCACCCACTCATCGCCCACAACGTGCTCACCCTTTTTCCATTCCGTCTCAAGGGAAGTCATTGCTTCTCTAACTTCAGGTTTACCCCGAAGCGCATATTTAGGTCTTTCTGCTATCTCAGCCACACTAAACCCATTCTAAGTCCTTAAAAACCAATAGTCAATATGGTTGTTACTGCTTATTAGTAGTCACTTATGCCCGTTATATAATGCACAACTCATAACCCGTGACCATTTTTACATGTAGCACACCCGAAACACAGCGTTCTGCATGATATATGGAGCCGATGACCGGATTCGAACCGGTGACCTATTGCTTACGAAGCAATTGCTCTACCAACTGAGCTACATCGGCATACTGGAAAGCTCCACAATTTTCAAAATTTTCAAAATAGGCAAATTCCAAATTCATGGAAACCCGAGAAAAGGGGTATATATAGGCGAGAAACGAAAAATCCATTTCCCCCCAAGGGGGGGGGTGTTACTAAGTGTGTAAGCAGTAACAGAATCCCCTAAACCCCTGATTTCGTGGGGTTTGTATGGGTACAATGCTTAACATCACACATATTAAACATAGTCGCCACGATGGGGCGTCGAGGAGGGTTACCACCTCCTCACGACAAAGGGTCTACCTAGACCTAGAGTCGAAATCGGGGAGTCCTACCCTCCTCGCCATGCGAAGGTCAGCAGGAACGATACATGCCAAAGTGAATAATAGTAGCGACGGCAAGGCAAGGAGTGCAACTCAAGTCTGTATCCGACCGACCTTTAGTACTTAGTCAATCTACTTATCCAAAGCTACTGAGATGTAGCAACTAGCAACGAGCTAGTGAGGAAAGCGCGCAACAAGAAATCTCGAGAGGTCGAGTCGGTAAGGTCAG